GCATTCATTCAGTGTGTTAGTATCTTCGCTGTTGGTTTCGCTGATCACTTCCTAATGGAAAGTGGTGGTGACATGAGTATCACCAACTCTAACAGTAACTTTGGTAATACATCACTCCATGCTATCGGTCATAAAGGTTTTGCATTCAACCAAGATAAGGGTGGATTCGTTACAGATATTATTCCTCCACAGGTTGTACCTGAAACTACTGGCAACACATCAAAAGTTCCTTATTATACTTTAGATGTACAAGCATCTAATGATCAAGCAAATCATACTCAAATATTCCTTGGTGATGATTTAGCATATGATCCTGGTAAACGTCCTGCTGCATCTATTGAAGGATATCGTTTAGGTTCTAAGAAGGATGATAAGTTATATGTAAAACTTACTCCAAGAAGTGCTGGTCAAAGTAATGAATTTAATGCAACTATAAGTCCTAGTGGATTTAAGAGATATGTTGCTGCACCTAGTATATTAACTCCTTCTGGTGGAAATATAGTAAGTAATGGTAGTCTTGATGCTGCTAACTTAATTGAAGCTAATAAGAACTTTATTGCTTATGAAGCTTATGGGTATATTACTTCTAAGTATCCAAATATAACAATTAATGAGAATATTACTATTGAGAAGTGTCGCAGAGATATTGGATATTTAATAGATGCTACAGTACAGGATTTAAGACTGGGTGGTAATATTAATACAATTCAGGCTGCTGAATCTTATTTTGTTGGTACTAACTTATCTTATATTACTGAAGAATTAACAGAGACTCTAGAAGGTTATTACTATGCTAGAGATCTTGCAATTGCATCTGCACGTAATTTCTCATATCTTCGTACTAGTGTATCTACTACTACTGGTTCTGCTATCGTTAATGTAGGAGATACTAGTGGTATTGTTCCAGGTATGACTGTAGCTGATTATGAGACTAATAGTTTCACTAATGGTTATATAAATTCTAACGCTGTAAGACCAGCAGCACCTGCTATACCTAACAACACATTTGTTAAAAGAATTATTGACTCAACTAATATAGAGTTGGGTCAGAAAGCAACATACTCAGAAAAGAAAGTTGTATCTGTCAAACATGGTGACGCTGCTAACTTAATTGAATCTAATAAAGATTTTATTGCTGCTGAAGCATACGAAAGAATGCTTCTTGATTTTCCTGGATATACATCACCAGCCGCTAATTACACACCTGCTAAGTGTAAGGATGATTTAGTAAAAGCTGTTCATAAGATTGCTAGTGATGTAGCATTTGGTGGTAATGCTGAGACATGGGATATATCTTACTATTATGAGAGTGGAGAAGTTCTTCATATCTCAACAAGTAGAACTGAAACTGCTCGTGCTTATGAGTATGTTAAAGACATGGCTATTCAGGTCATGCGTAAGGAAGATGTATTCATCTATGGTACTCATGGATTAACACAAACAAAGACAACATCTGGTCTTTCTCAACCTATTGCTAGTCCACAACTTACAAATATCAATGAAGATAATGTTGATGTTGTATCAGATAGAGGTGGTGATGCTCAGAAATTAATTGCTGCTAACAAGAATCTTATTGCACATGAAGCAGTGGAGAGGATGGTTGTTCAATCATCAACTCAATCATTTACTCCTATTACTGGAACCACATATGATCCTTCAACTGGAGTATTGAATCTTAAGATACCTAATAATGGTTTATCAGCATCTACTTCAGTTTCTGTAACTAATGCTGCTTATGATCCTACAACTGGTATTCTAACACTCACCAAAAATAATCATGGAATGAAGTCTGGTGAGAAGATTCAAATACAAGATGAGGCTTTATGGTTTAAGTGTTCTATGGATAATAAGACTTCTGTTAAGAAGTATCCAAGAGCTTCTGATCCTGTAAGTGGTAAGTGGTTAGAGATTACTAACGTACAGCAAAGTACATTTGATGTTCATGTTGGATCTACTCCTATTGTATCATTTACACCAACTACTGCTGATTATAATGCAGCAACAGGTGTAATGACCTTGACGATTGGTAATCATGGATTGAGTGCTGGTACTAGTATTAAGCTTGCTCAGGAGTCATTGACATTTACTTGTAGTAAGGATAGTGATCAGTCTAATCATGCTTATCCAAGAACAACAGATCCATTCTTTAATACAGCAATTAACATTGATTCTGTAACTTCAACCACAATTACAATTAATGTTGGATTTGATGCTGATGTTGCTAATCACTATGCTCATACATTTGTTCCTAATTTAGCATCTGCAACTGGTGCAGTTATTGCTGGTGGTAATTATTTACATGAATATGATCAAGCAGCAAGTCCTACATTCTTCAGAGCACAGGATAGCATAAGAATAGACTTTGATGCATTGACATTTACTTGTGCAATGGATAATTATGCAACAGAACACAAGTATCCTCGTGTAAGTGATCCTGCTGCTAGTGAAGTTCTTCCTGTTATTTTTGCATCTCAAGATGATGTAGTGGTGAATGTAGGTAAGACGTTACAAACATCATATGATGTTACTGATGCAAATTACAATCAGGTAACAGGTGATATTGTATTAACTATTAATGATCACGATCTTGTTAAAGGATCTACTATTAGATTAGCAGATGGTGGGTTATCATTCAAGTGTTCTAAGGACTCTTATACTAGCACAGAATCATATCCACGTTCAACTGACCCTGCTTATCAAACAGGTTTAGAGATTAAGGATGTTGGATCTTCATTCTATAAGCCAACAAATGCTGCTTATGATCCTACAACTGGTGTTTTAAATTTAACCATTAATAATCATGGATTTGTAAATGGAAATAGGATTAAGATTTCTGATAATTCATTGACATTTAGTTGTGCAATGGATAATTATGCAACAGAACATTCATATCCAAGATCTTCTGATCCAAAATCAGGAAAATGGTTAGAAATTTCTGATGTTACACCAAATACATTTAATGTTAATGTTGGTCAAGCAGATGCAGAAGTTAACTTTACAGCTGGAACAGGTACATCATATGATCCTGTAAGTGGAGATCTTGTTCTTAATATTGGAACACATGGTTTAAGTGTTGGTGATGGTATTGTTATTGATAACAACTCACTCAAATTCAGTTGTGAGATGGATGGTAATGATTCTGATAAATCATATCCACGTGCAGGTAAAGATCAAGCTTCATCAAGATCTTTACATATAACCAATAAGACTGACGACAGTGTTACTGTTAATGTAGGTAGTGCTGGAAATAACAAATACTTTAAACCAGATGCTGTTACTTACGATGCTGCTACTGGTGTTATGGTGGCAACAGTTGGACAGCATGGGTTACGTGTTGGATCTAATATTACATTAAAAGATAATTCTCTTAGTTTTACTTGCACTAAAGATAATGACCAAACATGGCATAGTTATCCTCGTGCTGGTGTTGATCCTTGGGCTGGTAAGTCTATTGCTATTACTGCTGTAGGATATAATACTAAGACTGCAACTAATGCTGTTTATACTGCTGCAAATGGTAATTTAGTTATTACATCAAGTGGTCATGGATTCCAGAATGGAGATTATGTTAAGATTGCAGATGGTTCACTTAAATTTACTTGTGAATTAGATGGAGATGTATCTATTAAATCTTATCCACGTGCAGGATTTGACTATCCAAGTGGAAGATGGTTGAAGGTATCTAATGCTACTGGTGATACATTTACTATTAATGTTGGATTATCAAGTAATACTTCTCTTCATAGTTATGATGACGCTCTTGTTGATGGTATTCATCATCAAGATGGTACAATCACATTTAATGTTGGATTTGATTCTAATACAAACAATCAATATGTTCATACATTCAAGGAAGCAATTACTGATGCTATTGAATATGAACCAGAATCTACACATACATGGAAATCTTCTGATCCTAATAGTATTAAGCATTTACCAAGACAGATTCATGACTTCAAGAGATCTGCTGCTGGTGCTGTAGAGAAGCAAAGTGGTACTATTACCATCAACGTTGGTGCAGGAGCTCCTGCGGATCAGTATGATCATGATTTTGTACCTAACAGTGGAACAGGTGCTGTTATAACTGGTGGAAATTATTCACATCAATGGGTGAGTTCTGTACCAGATTCAGTACATAAGACATTCTCTGTTGGTGGTAGCAATGCATATCATAATCAAGATTGTGTTGATGATGTTGTAGATATTTTAGATGCGATAGGACATAACCTTGCTTATGGTGGTAACGACAAGACATGGGATGCTGCTTATTCATATAAGACTGGTGCTCACGTTGCTGGTGAGGAGACTGAAACTAATTTTGTATTTGAGCAAGCAAGAGAAATGGCTGCTCAAGTTGTTAGAAGACAAAAGGTTCTGTGTATTGGTAAGCATGGTTTAACACAGGATTATAATCCTGATGGTCCTATAACTTCTGATATTGCTGATCCTCCTGTTGATCGTGCTGGTGATGCTCGTAATTTAATTGAGTCTAATAAGACATTTATTGCCAAGGAAGCATATGCACGTATGATCCTTGAAAATCCTGGATTCTTACCTCCAACAGGTAATGCACAGGATTGCATTGATGACATAGAGGATTTCATTATTGAAGTATCATATAACTTAGCGTTTGGTGGTAATAATAGAGTTTGGGATATGGCGAACCTGTATGTATCAGGTGCTCATGTTGCTGGTGAAGAGACTCAGACAGTTGCAGCATTAACTGATGCTACTGAGATGATGGTTCAAGTAATGAGACAAGAGAAAGTTCTTGTTATTGGTGATCATGGACTAACTCAAGCATATGATAATACAATAACTGTCAATGCTAATACTCCGCAAGATAATAAGGTAGCTGATGCAAGGAATTTGATACTTGCTAATAAAAATTTCATTGCAGATATTGCGTTGGGACGGATGTTAGCAGCATACCCTTCATATACATGGACTGCTCCTTATACTTCTGTTGATTGTCTTGATGATCTTAGGGATGTTGTAGATGTTGTTGCACATAACTTAGCATACGGTGGTAATGATCGTGTATGGGATTGTGCTAACATGTATGTTGCTGGTGCTCATGCTGCTGGATCAGAGAATGAAACTATATCTGCTTTTAATGAAGTACGTGACATTATTCATGAAGTAATGACTAATGTTGATGTTACTGTTGGTGGTTATACTTCAAATAGTCAGGTAAAAGATACTACAATTACTGACGGAGTTTCTAATAACCAATGTAATAGTGCAAAGAGTACTGTTACATCTTTAGTTCAAATATTAACTTCTACTATTTCCACACCTTCCTCACTTACTGGAGTTACTCGTACACAGTCAGTAACAAAATGTGAGGATATAAGAGGTTCTCTAAACACTCTTTCTTCTATTGTTACTAATGCTATTGTTGATCCAATTAGTCTTAGTGGAATAACAAGAACAGAATCTGTTGGTAAATGTGAGGATGTAAGATCATCAATCAATACATTATTTGGTATTATACAAAGTACAGTATTAACACCAACATCACTTGATTCAGTTGTTAGAAATAATTCTACTGGTCGTTGTCAGGATGTTGCTAGTTCAATATCTACGCTATTTGGTATTTTAACGAATGCTATATTAAATCCTGGATATATTGATAGTATTGATAGAACTGAAACACCATTGGGATTATCATTTGGTCCTTCTGTTAATGCTAATGCAACAACAACAAATTCTTATGTATACTTTACATTAGACTCTGGTGTATACACTAGTGAATATTCACCTGCTCCAGACACATCATTTAATAACTCTGGTAATTTACAGGATAATAATTATCCTAAGTGTGCTAATGAAGCAACTGCGATTCGTCAGTTCTTCTCTAATATTGGTACTATTATTCAGACAGGATTAAATACTGTTCCTAGAAATGAACCATCAAGTTCTTCTTCTGATCTTGCTAACAGAGGAACTATTTGGACTATTAAAGATCCTACATCATTAACTGCTAACCCACATAACTTTGAAACTGGTACTCCAGTAAGATTAGTTCCACGTGCTAAGGATGGTGTTGTAGTTGATAAGCGTAAGATAAGATTACCGAATGGATTTTCACCCAACCAAACATATTATGTAATTGCTCCAGGTAGAACTACAAAACCAACAGACTTTAGTAGTCTTGGGTTTACTGCTGGAACTACAGTTGGCGATCAAGCTAAGTTGATGTTAGCTGGTAGTAAAGAAAACGCTGCTGCTGGTATATACATTCATTCTGCTGAAGTTGAGTCTGTTGATGCTGATGTTGAAATAGATCTCTATCAGTTTGTTCTTGATATAGATTATGATTGCCATCAATATTCTTGTGAGACCTCTGCTGTACCTCTTGGTGCTCTTAAAACAGATGTTCCACATATATTTGATATCCCAACTTCTAACGTAACAGTACAAGAAGTCTTCTTTAAGAAGAATGAAGGTGGTTCATTACCATTGTTGAGTGCTTCATGGCAATCAGATACTGATGTTGCTGTTTCTAGTAAGTTAAAAGAAAATCGTACTTACTTTGTAAGATACATTGATAAGAATCTATTTACTATTCATAAGAATACAACTGATGCTATAGCAGGACAACAACCAATAAGTTTTGATACTACTAGCACACAAGATGGATTCTCTGTATTTGCTAATAAGAGAGAATCTCCACTGAGATATGATCCAGTATATGAGAATCCTAATACTGGAACTCCACCAATTTACGGTAAGTGGTTCATTCAGGTAATTAATCAATCAGAAAATTCATCAACACCAGGACATGACTTTGCTATCTTAACAAGATTGCATGAACAATCATATAATGATCTTTCTGGTATTGAGAAGACAAATGATGCTTGGTTTGAAAGAATTAAGGATGAGCGTAAAGCAGATGATCGTATCTATCGTTTACGTTATGTTATACCTGAGTACTTACAATCAGTACGTGATCCTCTAAATGGATTTACTCTTAAGATTCGTAAGGATACTACAAGAAAACTTTTACCACAGAAAATAGTTCTGAGACCTGTTGTTTCTGGTAGTACTACTGAAGCTAAGTTTTATAACCCTGCTCAAGCACATGAGTGGATTGGTGCAACCAAAGATGATTTGAAGGGAATCACAGGACATGATTCTTCTATAGAATATAATCCTTATAGAAAACCATTATCAACTGTAGGTCCACAGGTATTTACTAAGACATTAAAGACAAGTAGTAATATTGATTTTAATGTTCAATCTGGTAGATACTTTGTTGATGCTAATGATGGTAATACATATCTTGAATTAACTACTTATGATCCAAGTCTAACAAGTACACCTGCATTAATTAATGAGAAGTTTGTAACAGTTAAAGTAACTGCTCCTCAAGGTGGTTCTTTCACTGCTAATCCTACTGCAAAGATAGATAATCCTTCTGATAATGGATTCAATAAAGTTACTTGGTTTGGTAATTGTTCTGGTTATGGTTATGTTCATGCTGCTCTCAATGTTCCTGGTACAGATACCTGGCATTTGATTCTTAAGGGTGTTGTATCTGATACTAATAAAGAACCAATTGATTATGATCCATTAGAGAATACTAGATTTGAACATCTTCCAGCTGGATCAACACAGACTGTATTCTCTGATCTATTAGCAGATAGGGATTATGGTAAGTCATATGGAATTAAAGATTTAATTCGTAAGGGATATCCAGAGTACTATTATAAGCAAGGTGGAGCTAAAGTTTATACTCTAACTCCAGGTGATAAGATAGTTTCAGAGAATAGTCCTCCAGTTGAATATTATATTGAATCTGTAGAGGATGTTGGTGAAATTGATGATAACTTCTATATTTTTGATGTTGAGCAAATACAGAAACGTATATTTAAACAGCAACCTGGTATTTACTATCTAACTGCTATTCGTGGTAATATTTCCCCACTCCCAACTGGTGCTGGTAATCAAGGAAACTTTAGAAACTTTAAGTTCTCTCAGCCAATCAGTAAACTATATCCATTAAACTATAAGAATGATCCTTTCTGGTTCAGACAAATAGATCCTGCTGCTGTTGATCCTCCTTCTACATCATCTGCTGCTGATAACTATACTCATGGTTTAGTAACAGTTAATGATTTCAAGGGATCAATGACTAAGGAGTGTGTTAGTGACATACTTGCTACTGATGCATTTACAAATAATTCTTACACTGGTAACAATGTATTAAAAGCTCAACTTGGTAATGCTACATCTGGTTCTGAGGATCGTTTGATTCCTATTGCTGGTGATAGCACAGTTGTTGCTGATTCTAGAGTTTATGTTGAACTACGAAGACCATCTATTGCTCGTGCTGGTAACCATACGTTTGAATACCTTGGTTTTGGTCCAGGTAACTACTCAACTGGTTTACCTCAAAGACAGGAAGTTATTCTTGAACCAATTCAAGATTTCTATGCTCAGTCTAAGAAAGAAGATGGTGGTTTAGTATTCTACACTGGTCTTAACTCAAATGGTGACCTATACATTGGTAACCGTAAAATTGATGCTATCACTGGTGAGGAAGAGTTCTTAGAGTCTGCACAGTTAATTGATTCTGATGATGATGAAGAGGATATTGGTGGTCTAGTTACCACCTTTGATACTCCTGTTACATTCAATGAGTATATCACAGTTAATGGTGGTGATAATCAGGATAAGACAAGCACATTCAACTCACCTGTAACTATCAATGTTCTTGGTAGAGTTAGAGATTCTGCATTAAAGATTATATCTGATGTTGATCCTAATTCTGGTGATGATGGTAGTCTTGCTGCTCAGTCACAGTACTTGAATCAAGATACTCTTGGTCATATTACTATTGCTAGAAACAGAATTGCTGCTTCTATATTCCAGTTTAACCCACGTGGTTCTGCTGGTGCTGCTCAAGGATATAAGATTCAGAACCATGCTGTTGGTCTACTAGGTTCTAACATTACTCCAAACCAATTGGGAACATTTGATGCTACTCAAATTGTTCAGTATGGTAATGCTGGAGCTCCTAAGTCTGGTGACATGTTACTTAAGGGTAGCGATGTAGGTAAGTCTGGATCTCTTGGATGGATCTATGCAAACTACTTTACAGCTATTAGTGCGAATCAAATTAAGAGATTCTCATTTAATGGTACACAGGTTGTAACAGTTGAATGGGAAGGACTTAAGAACTCAGTTCTTGGTATAAATCCTGGTTCACAAATTAAGATTGGTAACTTTATTGATAGTGCTCTTAATGGAACTTGGACAGTTATATCTGCTGGATTTGATCCTGATGCTGAGTCATGTAAGTTCTCTATCGTTGAGAATAGAGCTAACATTCAAAATCAGAATCCATTTGATTGGTCTGGTTCACCAACTGCAACAATGCAGTTTGCTAACTCTTCATGGAAAGAGTGGGGTGTATTAGGTGCTGAATCTATAAGAACTAGAACTGCAATCGCTGGTGATTATAGAGTTGGTATTAACACAATTGCTCGTGCTGATCATGATGCATATGCAGATGCATTTGTTAGTGACAATGGAATGGCGAATCAAGTAAATCCTGATACTAATCCACGTGCTAACTTGGATGTTGTAGGTACTGCATTCATCTCTGGTAAAACATTTGTTACTTATGATTATAATACTGGCGATTCTCAATTAAACAATTATACAGGTATTGCAAATGCTGATGGATCCACAAGATCAGACTTTGGTACTAGCAATGCATTATTAGTTGGTGGTGATGCTTATGATCCAAATACTTCAGCAACACTTAGGGTCTCTACTGCTCCTCCTTTTGGTGCTGTTGGTATTAATACAATCATTGGTACTGCTCCACTTGATACCACTCAAACAAATACAACACTTGATCAAACATTTGTTGTTGTTGGTTCTGGTAGATTTACGGATGATGTTTCGGTTGAACAGGATCTTCATATTGGTTCATGGCCATCAGGACATGCAGATAGTACTGTTAATGTAACGACAGGTATAACAACAGGAACATTTAATTTCTTAATGGGTAACACATTTAGTGGTACTCATATAGCAAATACAGGACAGACTGTTACAGGTGCTGGTCTACAGATGGCTGGTTACGCTCAAAATATTGAGATTGGTAACAAGCAGTTATCTGGACAACATATTGAAGTTGGTGGACTTTCAAATAATAGTGAAATTAAGATTGGTGCAACACCTAACAATTACCTTCTCAATTCAGTAGCAACTCTTGCTGATTCTAAGATAGTTATTGGTGGTGCTTATGATAGCACTGAGTCACAATCTTATACAAGAATTGGAACTAAATCATTAATTGCTGATGGTGATGTATGGATTGGCGGTTGGCCAAATGGTGTAAATCAGAGGTCAGATCAACAGTCTGTAAATCTATTCACACCTGCTGGAACTGTTAACTTCTTCTCTAACTCTGGTGGTCCTTCTAATATTAACTTTGCTACTAATGCATCTGATGTTAATATTGCTGGTCAAGGTGGTACAACTACAATTAATAATAGATTACAAGTTAATGCTTCTGCTAAATTCCTGAGTGATATTTGGTTATGTGGTGGTACTTCTGCTTTTGAATTCATTAGTGATAGAGGTCAGTTAGGTACTACTATTAGTTCTCATGATAATGGTCTTACTCCACCATATACAGTAGTTGATCCTAATAAGAATGTAGATATTCTTAATGTAATTAAGAAAGTACTTGCTGATGTAGGTGAGTATAATCAGATTGATACTGCTGGTTCTGGATTGTGGGGTGGTTATAACTTCCAAGGAACTCCTGCTGGAGAAACTATATCACAATTCCCAGATCTAACTGGTACTAATGAGTACTACTTACCTCTTAAGTATGCTCCTATCACTAATGATATCAATGGTAATCCTACCGTACAATACTTTGTAGTTGGTGATTATATAATCATTGATACTGGAATTAGTGGTAATAGTATATTCCCAGAAGTTGCTCAGATTACTGAGTTAACAAGAACTACTGTTGCTCCTTACTTCTTAAAAGTTAAGCGTCAACCATTTGGTACATTTACTGGATTCCATTCAGATCATCCAGACACAACACCTATTTACAAGGTTAATGTACAGTTTGATTCTACTTGGACAGAAAATAATTTAGATAATACTGGACCACAAGATCAAGTTAATCTTGCTGAGTTTGGTGGTACTCTATCAACAGATGACTACATTATCATTGGACGTAGTGACACTAATCAGGATGGCACATACGATTTTGGTGAAGCACTCAAGATTGATCAGATTACTGGTCAGGTAAACCAGAAACTAACAGTTTCTAATTGTGGTGAACCAGACAAGGTAGTATTTGAGGTTGACTCTGTAACTGGTGAAGTTACTATTGGTAACCCAGATATTCCTGGATCAATTGTTAATATTAACACAACTATTAAATTACAAGGTGGTTGTGGAACTATCAAACGTGAAGAGATTGTTGGTAGTCTTGTAAGAATTACTGGTGATGATGCTACTTATTATATTAGTGGCGTATCTGCAACTGATATTGCTAAGGTATCTGTTGGTGATGAAATTAGATATAATCCTACTTATGGTAATTTCACTGACATTGAATTCCCTGTCAACTATGTGACAGAAGTTAAGACAGATAGTATACGTCTTAAGAATCCTGTGTATGGTTCTAATATATCAACAGTTGGATTCTATATTTCTCAGAATGAAACTCTTACATTAACTAATGGAAATGAGCAAGAAGTATTTAATGTAGATTCATGTAGTGCTAATACTACAATTGGTAATCATATACGTAGAGTTGAGCTATCTGAGTTCTATCCATCTGTTAAGACACCATCTGAGACAGAAACTGCATTTGGAACTATTACTGATCAAGTAACAGTATATTCTTATTCGTATGATCCTGTTACGGATAATAATGGTAAGAAGACAACTGTTCGTGCTGCTGTAACTGCTCACTCATCCTATGATTGGGTTATTCCTGTACAGTCTGTTGGTGAAGGTAATGCAGCATTTGAAATAGGAGATTTACTTGTTGTTGGTACTTCAGCAAATACTGCACCACAAACGATTGATGGGTCATCAGTTGTTGTTGATCCAGGATTCCATGAGATATTAATTGTACGTGGAATTACTACTGGTGCTAGCCCAGAACTTATTTGTGATGGTGGACAAGAAGGTACAACTAAAGCATCTGCTGGTGATTATACTGTTAATGATACTATATTAGTAATTAAGAAACATAGTGAAGTTTCTCAATTACTTGATCTTGAGTCTAAAACTAGAGGTTCTGTTGAATATGTTTCTGCTATTCTTAACAGAGGTTACATAGTTCAAACAAGGATTGATTATGTTAACTATGTAAGATTTGAAAATCTAACAACAGGTGATAATAGTTTCTTCTTACTTAACTCTAACTTACAAGGAACTGTTAATAGTGCGGTTATTAATCATGAGAGACAATCTGGTTCTTTAGGATACAACAAGGGCAATCTTGATATTGGTGGCAATATCAATATGATTGGTGGTGACATTGAAATATTTGATTCAGTTAATTCATCTAGATTGCTCTACTTCAAGAATGATGGTGGACATGCTGATCACCTTGGAAGTTTGCAACTTGATGCAGGTGTTGTTCTTAAGGGTGCTCTTACGATGTACCCAGAGAATTGCCCTGAAACGGTCTTCAGTGCAACTGGTATAGTTGATCCTACATTTGTAGTTGATAATGTTGGTAATGTATCTGCTAAGTTAACTCTTACTGTAACAGGTGAATCTAATACAAATCCAACTCCTCAGAGTGAAATATTCACTGTTGATAAACTAAATAACAATGGATCAGATAAGTTCAGTATCAAGCATACTGGTGAGATTGAAGCATTTGGTGTTGAACCTTTCTGGACAAGAACTGGTGGTCGTCATACAAGATATGTTTCAACTGGTTCTGATCCTGCTGCTAAGACATTAATGGCAAATATTATTTACTGTGCTGCTGTTGATATTGATAATACATTAGTATTAACTCTACCAGCAGAAGTTTCAACTGGTGATGTCATTAAGATTGTTGATGTTGGTGGAAACTTGAATCATAAGACATCTTTAGTCGTTCGTGCTCCTGGTGTCGGTGTTAGAGTTCAAGGAGATTCTACTGGTACAACACTTGCAGAAGGTGGTGGATTCCTTGCTAATTCATATAATTCTGGAGAACTAGTTGTACAAACACCAAATGCAGCATTCTCTCTAGTTTATCTTGGTTCTGTAGATAGTGGTGGTGGAGTTGGTATTCCTTCAACACAACAAGGTTGGTGGTTAATGGAGATTTAATAGATGGCATATTACAACAGAGTAAAAGCATCTAAAAATGTTCCAATTGGAACAATCCTTCCTTGGACTGGTAATAGTTCTGCCACTTCATCTGAAGATGCTTTACCACATGGTTATAAAGTATGTAATGGAGAGCAATTAATTGCGGTTGATTTTCCAATACTAGCAGATATCATAGGTAATACTTATGGTCCACATCCAGATCCTAACAATCCAACTGAAGTTGGTGGTATAGGTGGTAATGTTGGCATTAGTAATGAGGGTACATTTGATAAACCTTATCTAGAGACTGATGTTTTCAATCTTCCAAATTTTAATTTAAGAAACTTGGTTGATATTGAGTATACTAGATTGGATGTTGCTACACAATTAATAATAGGAAAATATGTTAGTAAGAATGGTATTGAAGGTGAACAACCAATAACATTACAAGATACTGATGTTGATATACAATTTGCCATAGCAGCATCTAATGAATTATCTGGTAGAATAACAGGTCAAGCAATATCATCTCCCACTTGGTTTGATACCATTTATTCTATACCTAGGAAATTAGGAGTAGATCATACTCCAGGTCATATGCATGGACCAGCTACAGAAAACGATTATGATCAAATTAATACTGCTAATGAAAGTGGGAATAGAGTATTAACATTTTTACCAGGAAATTATGTACCAGCTCCTACTACATATTGGAACGAAGTTTCTGGTGTTGGTGCTCTTTCTAATGGTGATTTAGCAGAAACATGGAAAGCAGGTCTTGGTCAAGCGAAGATAACATGGAATCAATCAGATCATGAGACACTTGTTCAAACTACATCTGCAAAACAGGTTGATGCATCAAAGAATGTAACTCCTTTAGTACAAAGTAGACAGGTTATGCAGTATGCAAATGGTCCTACTTTTGGATATACTGATGATGGTGGTGGTATACCAGCTATTCAAGTAGCAGCAGATACTGGTCCGATACCAATGCCGACATCTTACAGTGGATATGAAAATTATTATCATAGTGATGATGTTCCTGCTAGTAGAGGTGGTGGTCAGGGTAGACCAACAGATCCCAATTATGATCCTGATACTTACGTTACATTTCCTACTACAAAACAACATAATGCAGAAGAGTGGGCTGATACTGCATTAGGTGGTCACACACATGATCCATTGAATATAGAAATGACTAGAGGTGTTCGTATGCCAAACACGATACTAGTTAATAATGTTAGTACTAATACTGCTGTTCCAGTATCAGTACCAGATGCACTAAATATTTCTATGAATGTAAATACACCATCGTTAACTACTATCTTCATCATGAGGGTTTCTTAAATGGCAGTATTCTACAATAAGGAAAAATCCAAGTTAGGAACTGTAACAGGTACTATCATACATCTTCCTAGACAGTTAGCAGAAGATCAAGATCCAACTACAGGATCATCAAGAGATATTGTTCCTGCTGGATATCTTAGGTGTGATGGAAGAATTTTAAGTGCTACTTTATTTCCTGCTCTTTCATTGATTTTAGGTACAGGAGTAAACTCAAAATTTAAGAAAGATGAGATAACTCTTACTGATACTCAATTTCAGTTACCTGATTTCAGGATGAAGAATATTAGACATACAAATGCATCTGATGTTGGTAGATATAATGATTTGTATTGTACTCTTGATGATGGTAGACAGCAGATTAAAGCAGGTGTTGGTTTAGAAGTTGTTCAGAGAGCACCATCACCTTGGGAAGTTGAATTTACTGGTGATTTCTATTTACCATCACAGACAATAGATCTTCAATCTCGTCCTCAGTTTACTAGAAGTCAAGGTAATCAGGTTGCTACTGCTGGTGTGGATAATATTCAAATTCAACCACACATGCATTATAGTACTACTAGAAGATTTAGACAAGCTCATGCTGGTCCTGATAATTCACAACTTGCATATAAATCAGTAACTACTAGAAGTAGTCTTGATATTTGTCAATGGTTTGCTCATTCAAGACAAGAACTATGTTATTTTGCTGCTGATGGTAGGTTAAACAGAGATCCATCATGGGATAATCCTTGGCCAGAAGGAGCATGGGATTGGGGTGGAGGTTGTAACTCTTGCTCTTCATATCTATCACAGGGTTTATGTCTTTGGCCAACATGTCATGGTGTGACATCTGGTAACTTCACTGCTGATGGTGGATGTGCAGCTAATGTTAAGTGGAGTACCACTGGTGGACCTGGCGATACATTAGCTGATGGTTCATCAGGTCAGGGACCAGATGCATCATATAATGGAACAGGTAAGTGGGAGTATTCTTCTGGAAATAATGGCACGTGTGTTGGTTTTGGTGCATCTGGGGATCGTGATGAATACTGTTTTGGTGAGATTCAATATGCTGGTAAGTACTTTCAAAATTGTACACCAGGATTCCTTGGAATTGGTTCTCCTCTTGGTAAAACCTATACACTTGAGACTCCTTTGACTCCCAATTATACATACCCTACAGTACCGTTTGCTAATCCAGGATTTTATCAATCTAGTGGTGTTCTTCAAGAAGGTTATGCTGCTGGTTTGAACTTAACTACAAGAGTAGGTCGTTTTGGTAATGAAGCACTTCACACACATATAGTTCCTTTTGAAGTTGAACCACATACATATCAAATAATAACTGATGCAGTAAATATAACAGCTTATGGTACTATAACATCTTCAATTAGTATACAAATAAACGAAAATAAAAAAGCGGATGAATTTATTCAACCCTTTATTCTATCAGAATATATTATCAAAACATAATGCCAACATATAGATCAACTAGGAATAATTATTATAGCGACAAGCAAGGTTCTTATACAAGTATAGGAGCAATTTTACCTGTCGTTGTTGATCAGCATACAGACGTTCAGAATAGTCTGACAGGAAAACCATCATATCAAACTGATATTGAATATAATTATGATGGTTGGTTATATACTGATGGAGAGAAATATAAAGTAGCAGATTATCCTCATCTATTCCTTGCTATTGGTGATAATTATAAGCAAACAGGTGATGTTAATGGAGGTTCTGTTGTATTAGAGAGTCCAACTCCAACTGGTTCTATTCAGAAGATGTGGTGGAATGATAATAAATTATACTTTGAGATACTTAACGATCCTAATCATATTTCTGGTGATAAAAGAGTATATCCTTATGGAACTGGAGTAGTATTGATTGATAGAGTAACAGTACCACAAACACCAGGAAATTCTCTTGGTAGTATTCCAACAGGTTTATTTACAGTTGGTAATAGTTATGGTTTAGTTGAAGATGATAGTGGTCTGACTGGATTACCTAACAATACAACAGTTTATAAGGTAGTTGATGCTAATGGTGACGATTTTGATGGTACTCAATATACTCAAGGAAATTATACTATAGATTTTAATACTGCTGGTGAAGAGCATCCAAGAGTGATGTTTAATAAAACTGTAAGTATTAATGATTATCCTTATTTAATTGGTGAATTTAGAGTTCCTGATTATAGAGAAAAGAAAGTACTTGGATATGGTAATGGTGTTAGTGGTGGTGGAACTGCTGTTCCTGGTAATTTAGCTAACGTGAAGGTTGGATTAACTGGTGGACAGTGGTTCGTACCAAAGACAAGATTAGATGATCCAGGATCATTCTTTACTGTTAGTGATGTTACTACCAGTGGATATGAGAATGTTCAGACATTTGTTCCTATGAGGTTGACTGGTTCTGTTAAGTACACAGTTGGTCCTTTAGATGATGCTATATTACCTAGACCACCAGAACATGATCATTATCTTTTACACTCTAGGGTTGATACAGCATCACCAACAGTAGGTGCTGGTTTTAGTGATGAATTCACTACAATATATCAGAATCAAACAGCGATGGTTGATATATTTTTACCTGAAGGTGCTTCTGGTATACCTAAAACTCACTCTCATGGTATTATAGGTCAAAGATTACAAAATGCTTCAACTGCAACATTTGGTAATGTCTCTGGTATTGGTGATGTTGTAGATGATTCAGTTGCATGTCAATCATATAAAGTAACTCAAGCACCACCTCTTGCAGTTTCTTCTGCTACTTCTGACGGTACTTCAATTGTAGTTAATACTAGTAATTCTCATAATTTAGGAATAGGTGATTGGGTAACAATTACTGGTGCTACTGGTAATTGGAATGGAAGTTATGAGATTAAAATAGTAACTTCATCAACATCATTTACTGCTGAAAAACCTACTGGTGGTACGATGCCAACATCGGGTGATATGCCATCAGGAGGAGTTATTAAACAAGCAGATGGTATATTTGAAGCGATACCACAGCAAGATGATCCTCATGCATATGTTATTGATGATTTAACAGTGATTGGATTACAAGATATTATTACATATAATCCAGGTGATATTGTTACTGTATATGAAACAGAATTAGAATCTCCTAATAATCTTAATCAACCTGCAACTGGTGATAATGTTGTATTGTATGAAATTACATTGACTGGAGCTGGTGGATCTGGTGGATTTGCAACAAGCAATGGTAGTGATGGTGGAAATGCTACTGTATCGTTGGAAGTTAATGGTACTACATATACAATCACTGCTGAAGGTGGAAGGGGAGGAAAATCTGGTGATAGTGCTACTACTCCTCTTGGTGGATTGGGTGGAGGAGTTACGATCACTCCAGCTGGATTTGCGAACGAAGAAGGCGTAACAATAGAATACCAACAAAATGGATATCAGGGTGCAAATGGTGGACAACAAAGTCTAACTGGTGGTCTTGGTGCTGCACCTACATATCTCTCTTATGGTGGTGGTGGAGATGGTGTTGGAGAAGAATTTAATGATACTGGTACTACTAATTGGCCAGAAGCAGGAACTACTCCACCAGGCGGTGCTAATTTAGTTACATTGAATAATGCATTGTATATTCAACATGCTAGTGCTGGTGGTACTGCTATTAATGGAACTATACCAGTGCCATCAGAAGGAGTGACATCAGTTAAAGTATGGTTGTCTGGAGGAAAAGGTGGAGATGGTAATGGTCAAGGTGGTGGTGAATATGGTGATGGAAACTATGCTGGTCACTCTGGTTGTGCAACAAGAGCACAAGGAATGGATTATGGTGGTGGAGTAGGTAATGTAGGTAGTGAGATATATTTACAGAAAGATGCTGGAACTGGACCATTGACTTTTATTCTTGCAAGTGCTGGTATGAATGGTAGTGCTACTGGTATTGAAACACAAGGTGAGTCTGCTAACAATGGTAAAGGTCGTGGTGGTGCTGATGGTGGTGGAACTGGACCTGGACAATTAGGAAATGCTGGTACAGGTGGTGCTGGTGGTGGTGCATCATCTATTAATGATAGTTTAGGTCAAACTTGTGCTGGTGCTGGCGGCGGTGGCGGCGGCGGTGGAGGTGGAGGAGGAGAAAATAGTTTCTCTCCCCCAGACACTTGTGATAGAGGTCAAGATGCATATGGTCCTGTTGCTGGTCTAAGTCCAGGATATGCTGTCCAAGGATTTAACGGACAGAATGGACAATCAAGTAGTTGTACTGCTGGATCTGGTGGTGGAGGTGGAGGTGGATTTGGATCCACAGGTGCAGGTGGTGGTAATGCTGGACAAGATGCTGGAGGTGGAGCACCAGGAACAGGTCATGGTAATGCTGGTGGAGGAAAAGGTGGATATACAGGACAGTCTGGTTATAAAGATAGTTTCTGGGATTTATGTACTATTAATGTTAATGGATCTACTGCTGGTGGATATATAAGAGCTGAATTTGAAGCACAGAACCAAGGAATAAATCCAGCTGGTTCTGGTGGTGGTTCTGGTGCAGTTGTTTCATTCAAAGTTCAAGCAGCACCAACTGGAAATATAGATGTTCCTATTGTAGGTAGTTTAGGAGCTGCTGGAACTGGTGGTGGTACTGCTGGAGACAATGGATATGTAAGGGTTAAAGCAAGTAAGAGAAATCCAGCTACTCCTATTAATCCAGTTGATTCTGTTGCTTATGGTAGAGGATATAAAGTACCAGGATTCCCTGCAACTAGGGACTATGATCAAAACTTTGTACTTACAACACCTGCTGGTGGTACTGCTATTTGGGCTGATGCTAATCCAGATGGTAAGATAAAGATTGTATCACCATCTACAGGAACATTCCCTATATTGCCATCAACTTTCCATTCAGATGTTAATGGAAGTACTAAATGTACAAGACATATAAGATTTGAGGGTGAAGGAACTAGAGCATTAACTGTTGGTCCACTCAATTCTAGTTTCATTAATAAAATATACTTTGATATTATTAAAGGTAATGGTTCTAATGGTGGTGATACACCAGAAGAGAATTTATTATTATATTATAGTGATGCTATTGATGGATCTACTACCCTTGCAGGTGAATTAGTTTTATCTAGTGTTAACGAACCTGGTTGGGCTACATATTCATATCAGATACCACCAGATGATGATCATCCAATGAGAATGTCAACGATGTATCTTTTTGTCACACAAAATAGATCATCAGCATCTGAAGTCCCTGAAAATGTATCATCTAATGATAACTATGGTGTTTCGCAGATGATATTAACATTTAATGAGAGGGAGATATATCAATTTGTACCATCATCTAATGCATCATTACCTGGTAATATGATAGTTGGTAATCAAACTTGTGGTCAAGATGATGGTATTGATATGGTTAGAAGAGAAGTTAATGCAACTCAAAGTGGTATGACTGTCACTGGTGGAGATTTTGTATTAAATGGATCTTCACCATTGAGTGTTACTTCTTCTGTTATCATAACAAATGAAATTCCTTTGATTACAAAGTATCATAGAAGTAAGTACTTAATCAAAGCACACTAAATACATATGGAGATGAATTAAGGACATGGGGTTAACAGCTACCACACAAGATGTAATTATCCACATGAATACTTTGAGTAGAAGTATTACATATCAGGGTGTGTGTAAATTTATTGATGATAAGTATTGGGATACTGAAATAACTCCTTTGTTATTTCCTTTATGGCATAGTGAACGTGATAGACTTGAGGTGTTCACTGCATTTAAAAGTGGTGGTTATCAAGTAACTAGAAATAAATACCAACGAATTGTCAAAAGCGAAACTGGCGGTAAGTGGACATCATATGAATTCCCTGTTGGTGAATTAGATCCTGCTGAAGCTAATAGTTTGAAAGATGTTTTAATTGAAAAGTATATAGATTACAAAGAAACTGTAGATAAGAGTCTTGAAGCTGCATTGCAGGGAGAATATGTTAATAAGATTGAATTGAATTGGGAGAAGTTGAGGTTAATGCGTAATTTCTTATTACAGGATTCTGATTATGTTATGATGTCAGATTCTCCTGTTACTGATGGTGCAGAAAAAGCAATGTGGGAGAAATATCGTCAGTATTTACGTGATATTCCAGCAGACCCAACTTACGGTATTGCATATGATGTTAAGTTTCCAATTACACCAAAGGAATACTTAGCAAGAGAAGCAGAGGAATCATTACCACAACCAATTGTTGATAAGTATGGTGATTATGGTCATGGTGTATCATATATGGAAAGTGTGTATCATTTCTGGAAACCAACTCATAGTACATTAATGAATTGGAGACAGAGAATGGCATTCTATATGCTATTGAGATTGAATACTCTTGATGATTCATTAAATATGAGCAGTATGTTGAGTCATAGACAATCAGGTCGTGACCTTGGTGAGCCAAATTATCCAGATAAAGATGCATATATTGATGATATATTAAAACGAATAGAGAGTGGTGAACTGTAATGTTAGTATCATTAAATCTACAACGAATGGATGATATTCTTGCTGGTTACGCAGCATCAAAGGATAAGTATGTTCTTTATATTAATGCTAGTAATTGGTATTATATGGATGATGCTACCAAAAAAGCACAAATCAAAGAGTATTATAAGGATTATATACCTGTAGATACTGGTGAACACACTGAAGTATTTGAGTCACCTGATACATTCATTGAATTTAATACTGAGATTAAAGCAACTGATACTGCATTTGATTGGTTTCCTCAAAAGACAGAGCTACAAGACTCAGATTATTATATTGAAGTTTATGTGGTTGCACCGAATGGAACTATACCCTATAATAACGATGGGGTCACGTCACAAGAATGAGGACACTTTAAGAACTGTCACAAGCACCCACACAGGGTGCTTTTTTATGCTATGATATAAATGTTGAGAGGATCACTGGGTTCTTGACTAGTCTGACTTAGAAGCAGACACATCACGTCAAGATAATCAAACTGTCCTAGTCCCTCAACACTATACTATACTATACAGTCATGCTCTCTCAGTTGAATAAGGACATTGATTACTGCACACGTGTGTTAGGATGCAATGCAGAGCAGACTGATGAACTCATCGGTGCTGCTGAAGCATTAACAGTTAATGCTGAGTATTTTTGTGAAGAATTCATTGTTGCACCTGAAGGTGAGAATGCAATGAAGTACCAACGTCCAGACTTTATTGACCTTGACGCATTCAAT